CCATTTTACCAATACAGATGGAAAGGGCATAACAAAAATGCAATAAAGATACCAGAGACCATCAAATGGTATACGGATAGATATGGCGACAAAGCCGTTTAATCAAGCCGTACATGATGCCTGTGACCCACCCGCAAGAGAAGCAATAAAAAAATACATTAAGTTAGCTTGGGATATGAATGCTTGGCATAACCCAGATCAGTATGCAGTTGATTTAATGATTGAGAAAGACAAAGAGTTAATCGGATACGCAGAGATAGAGATGAGAGATTGGGACAGATGTCCATTCAATACTATTCATATACCTAAGCGTAAAGATAAACTATTCAACAATAATAAGAGGACAATTTATTTTGTAGTGTCAAGGGGTATGACTAAGGCTTGGTATATCGACACAGAAGTGATTAAAACTTCAGCAGTGCGTGAGATACCTAACAAAGCTGTAAGTCAAGGGGAATATTTTTATGATGTTCCTTTGTACCTATTCACCGAGATAAATTTGTAGCATAGAATTATAAATGAGGGACAACAATCCAGAACTATCTATGTTAGAAGATAAGGTATTAGAACTAACCGATACTATATCTCAACTAGCAGACGAAATAGATCATCTTAAAGATGTGATCGCATCTCAGCAATGGGACGCTACACCTTTTGAGAAGGATTATATTTTGGATTTAGTCAAAGAACTCAGAAGCACAATCAGAATTTTAGAAATAGATAATCAAGCACTCAGAGATAGTAGAGATATGTTTCAAAATAGAAACGCAGAACTACTTAAGACTATCGGTGCATTAAAGAAAAAACTACAAGCGTAGCCCACTCCAGAGGGTTTCTGGAAGTTAAAGGAGATTAAATGTTAAGCTTGCGTGAGCATCAGCAAGGCGTGATTGACGCATTGAGGGACGGATTCAGACAAGGGCATAGAGCTCAGTTGCTATACGCACCCACAGGATTTGGTAAGACAGAGGTAGCTATATACCTCATGAAAGCATCAGCAGATAAAGAATTTAGATCAGCCATGATATTGGATAGGATTGTATTAGTCGACCAGACATCTAATCGGTTAGATAAATATGCAATCAATCATGGAGTTTATCAAGGCACACATTGGAGATACAATACATCGGAAAGTATCCAAGTATGCTCATCACAAACATTAGAAAGACGACAAGACTTTCCTAATATTGATTTACTTATCGTTGATGAATGTCACATTACAAGAAGACAGATTACCAAACTCATTCAGAACAATCCAAAGCTAAAAGTCGTAGGCTTAACAGCAACTCCTTTCACTAAAGGACTAGGAGAAATATATACTAACATTGTATGTGGCTCAACTACAGAATCATTAGTCATTAACAAATGGTTAGCACCACTGAAAGTTTATATCGCTAAAGAAATTGATATGACAGGTGCAAAGAAGCTAGCTGGTGAATGGTCAGCAGATGAAGTCACCAAACGAGGAATGCAACTGACAGGAGATATCGTCCAAGAATGGATTAAGAAGACACATGAAATATTCGGCAAGCCAAGAAAGACTATTGTCTTTTGTGCTGGCGTAGCTCATGGACAGGATTTAGTTAATCAGTTTGCCGAGAAAGGATACAACTTTAAATCTATTTCTTACAAAGATAATAGTGATCTGAAGCGTCAAATCATCGAGGATTTTAGCAAACCTGACACAGAAATACACGGATTAATTGCAACAGATATCTTAACTAGAGGGTTCGATGTTCCAGATGTAGTGATCGGAGTATCAGCCAGACCCTTTTCCAAATCCCTTTCATCACATATACAACAGATGGGTCGTGTTATGCGTCCCCATGATAATAAAGACTTTGCCTTGTGGTTAGATCATAGTGGCAACTATGTTCGTTTCCGTAACGAATGGGAAGAAGTATATCACGATGGTGTTAAAGAACTACACAGTAAGATTGAATACACCCACAAAGAACCTACTGAACGTATCAAGACAGAAGCCAAGTGTCCCGCCTGTTCAGCTTTATGGATTATAGGTAAGACCGAGTGTGAGCAATGTGGCTATGTAAGAAAACAAAAACAATTTGGAACAACCGCTGGTGAGCTACATGAGCTAGGCATGAATGGACGAGTGGATAAAGAAGAAAAGCAATCGTTTTATTCAGAGTTATTACATATAGCTAAGTCAAAAAAATACAATCCTAATTGGGCAAGCCATAAGTATCGTGAGAAATATGGTATATGGCCTCGCAACTTAGATCATATTCCAAGAGAGCCTACAATTAAGACTTTGAATTGGATTAAACATAAGAACATAGCTTTTAGTCGTGCAACTAGGAGGAAAGTAGCATGAGATTCGAAGACTTTGCAAGAGTGCATGGCTTGATTATTAATAATGTTGTAGCACATAGACAGATGAGAACACCTACTGAGGATAAACCACGCAGTAAGAATGGTTCATATAAGTATTTAGGTAATGTAGGTTTCGTTATGAATTGGGCTACCATGTCAGAGCCTGCTGTATGGTTCTCTGATGATAAGACAGCCCATGTTCAAACGTCTAACATCAATTCATTATTCAATTCATTATCTGTATTAGATAAACAAGTAGCCTCAGAGAAAGCATCTAAGAAAGCTGGCTGGATCATGCATCAAACCAAGAAAGGTTGGCATAGATATCTAAGTGATAAAGGATTCCCATTAGAAGAAATGGATATATGGAATACCAACGGCAATTCTTTACTAGTGATACCCATGCGTATTGACAAGAGACTTGTTGGTTGTCAGCTCATCAATGACAAGGGGGATAAAAAGTTCCTCTATGGTCAAACGACTAAAGGGGCAGTCTTTACCTTTAACGCAAAGGGGTTTCCCATATTCTGCGAAGGTTTTGCTACGGGCTTGTCCATAAGGGAGGTCTTGAAAGCTAGCAATATCAAGTATTGTATTTATGTCTGCTTCAGTGCAGTTAACATGGAGTTGGTAAGTCGTAGCTTCGGGGACGGTCTCATCATCGCTGATAATGATACAAGCAAGGTTGGAGAAACCTCTGCCCGTAAAACAGGCAAGCCTTATTGGCTCAGTGACGCAGTGGGGGAAGACTTCAATGATTACCATAAAAGAGTAGGCACAAAAACCGCCTCAGTCGCCTTAAAAGAAAAGTTAATAGAGATAGGTGCAGTCTAGGGTATCCGAAGATACCCCGACCCGTTAATAGAAGTATAGATTATTTACTTGAGCAACTAAAGGCTTTTTAAATACATTTTTACTAGGGTGTATTCTATGGTCATGGAAAAACTGAGAATGTCCCACAGGATTATATGTATAGCCTTTAGCTTTGGTTAGAAACTTAATAGCCTGTAGCTTATAAGTAAGCAACTGAACATGAGTAGGCTCTTTTGCCTTACCTTGTTGTATCAAAGATATATACTCGAATTGCTTTGGCTCGTAAACTACATCACACACCTTGCTGATCGTTTTGGCTCTGTTCATGACTACATTATAAACCGCCATCTGATTGTTAAAATTACTACCCGCTTCACCAAATAAAACAAGGGCGAGACAGGTGCTTGCTAGGTCTAATTCAACCATTACATCTCCTTATTGTTATAAAGATAACACGCAGAGTATCAGTAATATCAAGCCTTTCCAAGCTTACACTATTGAATATCTGTGTTAAAATGAGCATAGCGAACGAAACTTTTAGCCTCGTTCGTAGTCAAATTTATCTTGTATCTCCACTATCCTAAACTCTTCTCGATCTGGGATATCTTCTGTGTTGCCAATGTCCATCGCATAAATACAATCAGCAAAAAAGTCATCTAAATCTGCTTCTGCCTCATCTTTTGTCTGGTATGTAGTCGGTATAGAGTTTCCTTTGTCATCTTCCCATGACCATGTATTAGTCCAACCGCCACATAAACACCACTCTTGAATTTCATAAGCCATTTTAAAACCTCCCCTTTAATGAATATAATGCAGATAATCTTTGTTTAGATTCAATCAATGGAATTTCACTATCAGCTTCTCTTGTTAATTGGTCTTGAAAATCTATCTCAAAGCCTATTGCATCACTGATAGCAATATATAAAACCTTTTCTTCGAAGTCATTAAGTTCTAATTTCATCATACTCCTCCTCATAGTAAGCAATTTCTATTGTCTGATAATTTCCTTTGTCTATCTCAATAAGATAATTTTCATCATATAAGAAATGACCATTTTCCAAGCCCTCAAATTCCTTTTCAGAAAACCAAAAAGCACACTGCATATCAACAGGGTGTTCTGATACTGCGTCTGACCATTCTGTAAATACACCAAGCTTTGATTCAAATATAGCTTGATTGTATGTATCCAAGAATTTAATGGGATAGGTTTTAACGACTATTACTTTTTTATCGCTCATCATTTTCCCTTTCTTCTTCTAATGTATCAAAAAAATACTGAATATCTCTAACAATATGATCGGGTATTTCATCTACGCTTTCCACTTCATGCGGAGTATCCGACCACCTTACTGTTAAATCCCAACTAATTACTTTATTAGGATTAGTCATTTCCAATCTCCTCTACATTATCTATTGTAAAATTATCAGAATCACAAGGCTCTAAACTACCTGTAGCCATATCGTAAAACTTCTCAATAGCTTCGTCTTGCGTTTCTGCTTCAATCTCTTCTTGATAAAATACTTGTTCACTTGCTTGAATAATAAATCTAGGCATGATTTCCCCCTTAAATGTATTCATGATCAATAACAATAGTCCAATGAATTGCATCACCAAATTGATTAGCTTTATCTATCGCATCAACAATGGTGTCCAATTCACTTGTATCTATATAGTTTAAATTAAGGATAAAAGACGGCTCCCCCTCCTTTTTTACATTAGTCCAACCTTTCATTGTGGTATTAGCTAACATCTTCAATCTCCCTTATCTCAGTTTCATATGTATTGATAGTTTCATAATCACCCGCATCTTCATACTCAGGTTCATATGCACCGCTTTCCATTAATGCAATAGCTTCTTGTTCATTTTCTGCTTCAATGTAATAAGTTTCATACTCAGTAAAAGCCACTTGTTTTGGTATGATAATTTCATATGTTTTCATAATTAACCCTTTCTAGTTAAGATTATCAAATGATAATCAGATAGCACCCATGAGGCGCTATCGGGTATCACTTAAATAACAGGAATTACATCTACAACATCGTCAGAGGTAAACAAAGCACCTCCGTCATTACCCTCGTCATCTTTCTGCGGTATGATGAATGAGCCGTCAGTAAATTTAATAATGACAGGCTTGTGATACCACATAAAGTCATTCATTTCCTCATCAGTAAGATATCTAACTGATTGAATAGTCTTACCTACTAAAAAATCACTAGCTTTTTTGTTCCATGTCTTTGCAATATCTAAATCATATTGTTTTCTTTCTTGTGCGTTCATATTCCCTCCATCGTTGATCTCAACATATTAAATACATCATTACTAATATCTTTATATCCATCAACTTCTCTATCGGATACAAAGCCCTTATCAAGTTTCGTTGCATAATCACCTTGCACCACAACTTTATCCCCAGCCCATGAGCCGACTAATTCATGCTCTCTTACATCGCCACCCCCACGACCATTCGAATTGGCTAGCAATAAGAATAATGCCGTTGAAGTAGAAAGATCATGTCCTACTTGTTCTAATAGCTTTAAACCATTATTTAACCCATGCGGATTAATGTATTCTTGTTTATCTATGTTATAGACCTTATGATATTGACCCATTATATTGCCTCCTTGTTTTGTTTTACTTCACGATTAACCTTTCGCCAAGCCTTAACCAAAGCGAAGCGTTTAGCCTCTAACTCTGTTCTTGGTGTAGCCCATTGATAATAATTGTAGCTAAAGAAATTATTAGCCTTGATTTTGTCATAATCTGCTTTCATATTGCCTCCTTAAAAAATAAGCCTCATTCGCAGTCTTTAAAATTCATTCCTCGCCCTACGGCTTGACAGGAAGGATTTCAACATTCCATATATCCCTAATCATTTTGAGGCTATAAAGCTTCAAGGGATAAGGTTCGCACGATTCACCATGATTTAATTCTCTAAAATAGTCGATAATTTCGGCTCTTGTTCGAGGTAAAATCCTCCCCCATTCGCAGAAATTGCCTCCCTCATTGTCAAATACAAAGTATTTCATAATGTCCCCTTAAAATCGGCTAATGTTAGCCCCTAAGCCCTCAATAATAAGGGCTTAAAGATAACACTATGCAAGTGCTAAGGCGTATTGTTTAGGCAGTGTGCGGTCTAGATAGTCCGCTTGTGATTTTGCCTCCTCCATGCAAAAATTATGGTGTCCAAGATAACCCCCGCAAGAATCCAAATATTCCCCTTGTTCGTCATATATAGAATATCCGTAGCAGTTCCCAACGAGATAATCGTTATATGTCTCTACTTCTTGCTTCATAGTTTTAAAAGGGTCATGAATTCCCTCTTCTAGTGCTTTTTCTTTTGTGATGTATATAAAACCGACTTGTCCGCTATCAAAGCGACAATTAAAAGGTGTGGTGCTGATTGTGATGCCTCCATGATCGTATAGATAAAGAGGTAAAACATATAAATTAGCCTTGTTCGCAGTCAAAAATTCCTCAAACGATTCGGGGTCTCTAAATTCGTGCTTGTCCCCCAAAGTATAGCGACCATGAAAGCAAACCATTTTTGAGCGGTTGTCCCACTCACGAGGGCTAAAAGGGTCATAATCTTGATAAATTTGAATATTAAAGCCCTTATACGATAAACTTTCTACAATGTTTTCCATGATTAACCTTTCTATTAATCGGCTAAAATTAGCCCTTTAAAGCCCTATTTCTAAGGCTTTAAAAGATAACTTTAAACTGTCTCTTCTTCGTCTTCGTCTTCTCTTATATATTCCCCTTGTGTGATTGCATATGCGACCCACTCAACCGCAAACCATATGACAGAGTTCGCAAAATGCGTGTAGTCCTCCATGTTGTCGTTGATATACTTAGGGAAACCGCTTTCCCCCATTTCGCTGTTGTATTCCTCAATAATTTCAAAGCAATCTTGCTTAAATCGCTCAAAATATTTGATCGTGTCAGAATAATAAATAAAATCACCGAAGCCACCTTGACAGCCATATCTAGCACAATCGGCTAATTCGTTGTGTGTGTAATTCTCTCTTAAATGTTTTTCTAATGCTCTCATAATTAAACCCCTATACAAATTAAATACGTTAAAAAGATAACCGCTAAATAGATAACGACCATGAAAAGAAAAGCGTCTTTAGTATAAATTCTGCTCTTCATTTTCTCCCGCCTCCTCAAATGCTAACCAAAGATAAAGAAAAGCCCCAGCGAAGCACAAACCGCCCGCCAAAGCTTGATCAAGAAAGCCTATGCAAATAAGCCCAATTATTAACATAAGGCAACATTGAATGCCTCTTAAGATTGCATAATGATTCATGACTGACCCTCCTTATATTGTCTTAGAATGTCCCTAGCATCACTTAAAGGGATATTAAATACCGCTTGAATCGTTTCGGGCTTAACTTCTTGATTGTGCATCTTGTCCAAAGTGTTCAAAATCCACTCATATTTAAAGATTGATTGCTTATCCATGATTCCCCCTTTTAATATTCAAAATTACAGTAAACAAGCTTATCAGATTTAACCAAGATCGAATGACTAATGTCACTCCAATCATGCAACCAAAAAGCCTTAGCACTTCGGTCATAGTCTCCTTTTTGATAAACCTTTGAATGCTCTGCCTTACGCTTTACAAACTCCCCCTTTTTAACATCTATTAGGGGTTTATACATTTCCTCATAATCGTTATACATGGTGAAGCCCTTTCAAATGGTAGAGATTAACAATTAACCTCTTAAAAGAGATTGTGCCGAAGCTTTTAATAGATTGCAAGCTTTTTGATCAATAATTAACGACTGATAAAACCGCCCCTTTTATGTAGCCTAAAAGGCAAAGCCAAACAGCCCAAGAGATGCCCTTATACCTCTAATCCATATAGGAAGAGACAAGGTAAAGAGATCAATTAATGCCTATGTCCTAGTATCAACCAAGAAGAGATCGTTCGTCCTGATGCGATTGTGTGCTTGTGTTATGTAAAATCGTCCTTTATAATGGGTCTTTTAACTTATACCTATTAAATACCTATTCATTATGAAGCTAACCCGTAAACAGATTAAAGAAGGGCTTGAGCAGTTCCCAATAGACACCTTACTCATGGGACAGCCTAAGACCTTGACCAAGAAGCAAAAAGACTTCGCTGAAGCCGTAGCAATGGGGAAGCCTAAAGCCCAAGCCTACAGGGAAGCCTACGATACAGAAGCCAAGCCAACGACACAAGCCAACGAGGCACAACGGCTCTTAAAAAACCCACACATTAACAATATGATAGAGGCGGTTAAGGTGAGCATCGAGGCTCAGAAATATCTTTTTCCCGCTCATTTAAGGTCATTAGCTATACAAAAGCTGACCGAGAAAGCCCTCGATGATAAAGTGCCTCCAAGTGTTCAAGTTAAAGCCCTTGAATTAATAGGCAAGATGACAGAGGTTAGCTTATTCACAGAGCGAAAAGAGATCATCAAGACGGACAACACAACGGAAGCCAAGACCAAGCTATTGAAGACACTAGCCCAAGCCATAGCCAATAGCAGAAGCATAAGCACAGATAAGAAAAGGGATGCTGAAAGCCTTCTAGCAGAGATTACAGGCGAAACTATAGACCACGAGCCGACAATCTACCCAAACGATGCAGAGCTGACAAAAAACGAGGAAGCTGAGACCCCACCCACTCCGACCCCCCAAATTGGAGATTTTTTTGGTGGCGAACCTATGCATA